AACCGCAACTAAAGTTGATTGACCATCTAAAACTTCAATCAAATCTTCTTCCAAAAATCCATTATCAGAGAGTGTTGTGATAGTAAAACTACTAACTGATTGTCTAACAACTGTTTTTGGAGTAAATTTTACAGATGTATTATAAACCCAAGATCCAAAACTAGAATCCTCAGAACTTTTACTGATACCGAATGTTCCAACTTTAATTTTATCACCTTTCTCAAAGTAAAAAGTTTTATCAGGAATCGGAAAATCTTTTAAAACACCTGTAATTTGAACTTTAATTTTATTTGTTGCACTAGCAAAAGAATATCCATACGCAACATTATTAAATCTCACATCATCGCCAACATTTAAAACGTCAAGAGAACTAGGCACTCCTACAAACTGATTTATAGTTTTACTTGTATATGTAACAACTCCAGCAACACTCGCTGTTGGTAGTGATAAAGAACCACTTGTGGGGAATCCAACAGTGGTGTCAACTGTGATAACAGTTCCGCCGAGTGATACAGGGTTAGTCACACGAGTTCTGCCTGGAACTATAAAATTACCATCAATTGAATCTTTTGATACACTAATTTGATAATAGTGTTCCCCACCATACATAAAGTCTTTTACATCTGATATTGCACCAGAAGCACCTAGAATAGTATCATCATCTTCATCAGCGTCTTGAAAAAGAGTTGCTCCTTTTAAATTTCGAGGATCTCCTGTAATAGGTTTAACAACAAAATCCTGTGCAAAACCATAATCTGCGTCAGATGGTTTAATTAAAAACTCTGATGGTTTAATAACACTTACTTCTTCACCATATAATGCTCGAAATAAAATTTTATATGATTCATCTGTTCCTTTTGTTTTATAAAAATCTTTAATTTGACGAATAAACTTAACTTGGTCTAAATCACTGTCTAATTTACGATTCTCAAAACCACTTGCATACGTTGTTTTAAGCTTACCAAAAAATTCACGAATAAAAAGATTTGATAAGTTATGAACTTTTGTACCACCAGTATGTGAAGCGCCTACAGTTGTATTAAATGATAATAAATCAGGCCTTGTGGGTTGATCCATATCATCAACACCACTAAATCCTCTTATACATCCTGTAAATGAAGTTGTGCCAATTCCAGTATATGTAATGATCTCATCATCAATTTTTAGTAATCCATACTTGCTAGGATATCCTTTTGTTGAATCTACAAAAATTGTAGAGGAGTAAGATTCAGTATCAGTGGATAATCCCGTATACTCAGTAAGTGCAGCACCAACGTATGTTTGTAATTTTGTATATCGATCAAGATTCTCAGCAATGTTTATAGATCCGCCTTGATATTCTTGAGAAACATAATATTGTTTCATGAAGTCTACAAAAAGTGGACTTTCAGACTGCACAAATTCAGGCAATTGATTTTCAATTACCTGATTTATTTCAACTCTTTGTATTGAGGTGTCTATCATTAATAACCGCCAGAACCAGAACTACCACTCGAAGGTGTGGAGGATACACTCATATTTGAAGTTGTGGTGGTTGTGGTGGTTGTTGGTGAAGCTTCGTAAGTGCCACCACTTGTAGTTGCAGTTGCAGTTGAAGAAGCTGTTGAAGATAACAACGCACTACCAGTTGTCACTGGAGAATTTGATTTTCTTGTGTAAGTTGGCGTATAATAACTATGAGTGTGAACGAATCTTGATCCAGAGGTATTTTCTCCTGATGCGATCAAGTCCTGAACCATATTAATCGTTGTATTTGACATATCAAACTTAACATATAAATCACGAAGACCCACGATGTCATTTGAGTGTGGAATTGCTTGAACTTCAATCACGTTATTTTGAATTACTGTTGAAAGTATATTTACAGTATCTATAAGAACTTCACCATGCATATAATCGACTGTTCCAGCATTTTTCTTTATAATAACTGGAGTTCCACCCTCTGTATATGTAAAGAAGAATATTCTACCTTTTTCACGATTTATAACTTCATCAGCGAGATAAACAGTTCCTAAAACTCCATCAATCGTAAATCCAGTGGAAACTACATTGTAAGAAGACTCTTGTGTATGGAACATATTACCAAAACAAAGTTCATATTGAGCAAATTGACCAATCACTGCTCTTAAGTTGCGTCGAATCGTAACGAGAGTAATATTTGATGTAATTGAAGAATCAACGCTATCAATTAATGAAACTGCTTTACTATATTTAAATCTACCACCAAATTTATTCACATCAATTGAACGTGAATATTGAGTTAAAGCTTTTGAAATGTCAGTTTTAAGGTCTTCTGGATTATCATTCAAGCTCGTATTATAATATGGGTTTGCTTTTAATTCAACATACAAATATTTTAAATCTACAAACTCTGGTACAATACCAGCAACTGCATGACTCTTTAACTTTTGAATTAACTCTCTTTTTGTCTCATCAGAGAGAAAATCACCGTTTCGTGGTTTAACAGAAATAAAGACTTTTCCAAAACGAGGTGGATTCATCTCCTCACCACCGTAAGCAGTTACAGATTCAATATTTGGGTAAATATATCCTAAAACAGACTCATAATCAGATGCTGTGACCGCACGATACTGGGAAGAGTAAATTCGAGGTGCATAATACTTAATTGATGAAATAGATTCAATCTCATCACCATCTCTTGACTTTTCAATAGTTGAAACAAGAGAAATAAGAGATGGATTAATCGCAGCACCGTCTTGATTAGTAATATTTCCTACAAAACTAAATTCAGAAGCGCCATTTCCTTCTTTTCCATCAGTTGTAATGTATGAAACTGTAACGTAATTATCATTGGAGAGTTTTTTACCGATTGTATTATCACCAAAGATCAATTCATACCTTTCATCCTCAATTTCTTGTAGTAAGTAAGACGCTGAAGTTGATGTAATTCCAATAATATTGTCAATTTGTTTGTAAGTGACTGAAGATGTAGCTGTTTGAGATGATTTAACGTTAACTTTAATCGTTGATGTATCAATTGAAGAATTATTAAGAATAAATCTTTGATTAAACAAAGATGTATCTACGATAAAGTTTTGTGTGATATAATTACCTTCATAAATTTCAATATTACTAAATTGAGCAAATCCATCTGTAACAGCAACAGTAATATCCTCTGGAATTGAAAATATATAGTTTGTGTTGTCTCCAGCACCATTACAAATGATTCCAGAGTTTAATGTGAGTGTTGATGCATCAGTAAGGTCACTTACGTTAAAGGATATTTTTGCTCTTGCGGATCTTCGTGATCTTGGAACGTAACCAATGTTTCTTGCAAGCGAAACAACGTTTTCTCGAAGTGTAGCGGAGTCAAGAAAACACTCGTTTGCTGCCATATTTGTATTATAGGCAGTTGTGTATGTATTATATGCTAATGCGTCAATGATTATTGAAAGGTTTGACCCTTCAAAGTCATAATCAGTAAAATTAGTGTTTGCTCTCAGATAATCTCTGATGGAAACCTTAATTTGATCGAAATCTAAATTTACATATTGACCGAAAGCCATTATACTCTAGCTGGGAAAAGGAGAATGTCTACTGTTTGTGTTGGTGCTGGAATTCCAGTAATATCATATTGAACTGTGCAATTCATTTCATTTGAATCAGGATAAATTGATACAGTTGCTTCAATATTTGAAATTCTTGGTTCATAATTTTGTAATGAAGTCTTAATTTCATCTGAAACACGAATTTCATTTAAATTAGTGCTTAATTCAAACAAAGAATCATTAATTACTGAACCAAAAGTCGGTTCAAAGGGTTTTTCCCCAAGAATTGTAAAAATTATGTTCTTTACAGACCTTTTTATAGCATCTTCATCACGAATCGTTACCACATCGTTAGTCACAGGATGACGTTTGAAGGATAAGTTGATATCTTTGAATGCCTTTGAAGCCACTATTTACACAAAAAGTTTCCTGTTTTTATTTATACCACTTTTTTTATCTTTTTACAGTCCGAATTCGATATTTTTCAGATTCTAAAGCATCAATAACATATTTAGCACAAATTCTTGGGTCTTTTTCGCCGCAAGTG